TAGTACAAATTAATATTTTTGAACCGGGTATTAAAGACAAATTATGGAAGTGGTTAGAAAACGAACACAATGAAATTTTTTGGGATATTGAAATGCACGAAGGGGGATCAATCATAATACAACGTGATGTTAGAAAATTAAATTCATCAATTACATTTATGGGAGATAACGGAATATTTGAGTTAGAACAAGTTGATGCTGAAACAATTTAAAACAAAACAAATGAATAAAAATAAAAAATTTTACAAACACAAATTATTTGAACACACAGACGATCAAGATATAACTTGGTATGAAGTTGTATGGTTCGAAAATTATGGCACAAAGGATCAAGAAATAAAATTTAAAAAATTTGATCATAGACAACAAGCTGAAACGTTTATTAATTTAAAAATGGGTATTGGATTATTATAATAAATAAGTTATTAAATATTTTGTTAATTAAAATATTAGTCTTATATTTGAATATAATTAAAACAAAGACAATGAACGATTTAAAAAAAGGTCAAAAATTCGAAAAAACATTTACAACTCCATTTGGTAAAAAAGTTACTCAAATAATTACAATTGTAGCTATAAATGGTAATAGTGTTTTAATGGATAGTGGAGAAACTTTTCACACAATTAATTTAATATAAAAACAATGACAACAAAACAAATTACAGACAAATCAAATGCTCAATTAATAGGCATTGCACTTGGCACGTTATCGTGTTTAAATTCATACGCAGATTTATGCCCATTACACAAACAATGGTTACAACAATTAACAAACGTAGTAAAACAATTAGACAAAAACATATTATGAAAAACGTAAACAAACATACACGAGCTGGTAAAAACGGAAAAACAATATATTGCCCTGAATGTAATGCACCAAATAAAGTTTATCATTTCAATTGGAGTGCTATCACGTGTGGAGGTTGTACACAAATGATCGGCAAATATTTTTTTAGTTTACACCCAAGACAATACAGATCAAATCAAGGTCGTAGTCCAATAAGAACAGAACAAAATTATAAAGCAATAGGTGTGTTACTTGTCATAGCTTGGACTGCAAGTATAATCCTTTTAACAATGAAATTATTATGAAAAATTATTACGAAGTAAACGGACAGCGCAGATATTATATTGCGAAACGAATTGACAAAAAACAAAACAAAGAAAATATGTTTAAAGTCGTAGCATATTGTTTCATTGGTTGGTTTATATTTTATTTATCTGTATTTTTATTTTTACATTTGTTAGAAACAATTGTATGAACGCAGTAGAAAATATACATAACATTGAATTTTTAGCTAATCAAATGTTTGTGTTAGAAAAATTAAAACAATGGCAAAAAGCTAAACCAGACAATCAAGATTTAAAACAATTAATTAATAAATATTTAGAAATAACGTTTTACGTAATACGATTAGAACAAGACGCAGTTGCTAAAAATATGTTAATCAGTAAATACAGACACGAAAAAAATTTATTAAAATTAAAATTAAGAGAATTAAAAAATGAGTGAAGCACGATATTATATTGATCGATTATTAGATCCAGCTGAACAACCACAATACGAATGTAATGTGTGCGGTAGACCATTACACGAAAATAAAGAATATTGCAGTGACAATTGTTGGCAAGCGGATATGTTATAAAAATAGTTTGTTTTGTTTTAGTGAGAAAAGGGTGTTAGAAATAGCACCTTTTTTTTTGTAATAAATTCTTTGTTTATTTACGTTATATAAACAGGATCCTTTAAAACATATATGGAATTTAATATTAACATACCAACCAGCTTAAAAGACATAACGTTAAAACAATATAAAAAGTTTTTAAAAATACAAGACGGCATAGAAAACACTACGTTTTTACAATTAAAAATAATTGAAATATTTTGTAACGTTGATTTAAAAATAGCAAAAGCTATGCGTTACACAGACGTTGAACAAATCACAGCTGGCATATTAAAATTATTTACACAACAACCAACATTAGTAACACATTTCATAATGAATGGCGAAAAATATGGTTTTGTTCCTGATTTAGATAATATGACACTTGGCGAATACATAGACCTTGACACGTATTCAAGCGATTACGAAAACATAGAAATTGCAATGAATGTATTATATAGACCTGTAACAACTAAATTAAAAAATAAATATTTGATCGTGGATTATAATCCAGACACAAAAGATAGAATGTTAAATATGCCAATGGATGCTGTAATATCTTCAATGTTTTTTTTTCTCAATTTAAGAATAGAATTATCGAGCATTATCCTGAACTCTTCGGAGGCCAGGGAAATAGCACAACAAGTCGAATGGGACAGTTTTCAATCAAATATGGATGGTATCAGTCGCTTTTTGCCTTATCTCAAGGAAACGTTGAACGAATTGAACATATCACTGAATTAAAATTTCATCAATGTTTTATGATGCTGGCATTTATGAAAGACAAAAACGAATTAGAACAACATCAAATTAAAAAACAATTTAAATGAGCCAACAAGGAATTAGAGGTTATTATCAATTAACACAAACATTAAAAGATCAATTATTAGCAGATGTAAATATAAACACTGTAACGATTGGTGATATATATGACGTAAATTTAAATAAACAAGATATTTTTCCGTTAGCACATATAATTGTAAACAACGTTTTACAACAAGAACAAACATTGACATTTAACATTAGCATTATTGCTATGGACATTGTTGATCAATCAAAAACACAAACAACAGATATATTCACAGGCAATAACAACGAACAAGATATTTTAAATACACAATTAGCTGTTTTAAATAAAGCGATACAAGTTTTAAGAATGGGCACATTATACACAGATAAATATCAATTAGACAGTGATGTTAATTGTGAACCATTTTATGATAGATTCGAAAATCAATTAGCTGGTTGGACTGCAACAATGGATATTTTAATTTATAACGATATAAAATTGTGTTAATGGATTATAAAGAATTAAATAAAGCATTAAATGAATTCGGAACATACGTTGTAACACAATCACAATCTAATTTAAAAAAAGAAAAAATTGGTGATGGACCATTATATAATTCTATTAGCTATAATTTAATACAAGAAAAAGACGCTTTTTTGCTTGAATTTTTAATGGAAGTTTACGGACAATTTCAAGACAAAGGAGTCAAAGGAGCTGATCCTAGTTTAGTTAAAAACGGGAAACAAAAAGCACCAAACAGTCCATATAGTTATAGATCGAAAATGCCACCAATGGAACCATTGCGTAATTGGGCAAAAAATAAAAACATACGTTTTAGAAACGCTAAAGGTCAATATGCTCGTGGTAGTTATCAAACAATAGGTTATTGGTTACAAAAAAGAATATTCGCACAAGGGTTAAAGCCTACGATGTTTTTTACAAAACCATTTCAAAAAGCGTTTGCATCGTTGCCTGATAAAATATTAGAACAATTTGCAATCGATGTAGAAAATCAATTAACATTAGGAATTAAAAATTAAACAATGGCAGCAATAGCATTACGAAGTCCACAATATAGATCAGCAGTTTCAGACACAGGGAATCCAGCTTCAGCTAAATTACAATTAACTATAAATGGAACATTAGAATATACATTAGTAAAATCAACTACATTAAATAATAAAATGTTATGGGAAATAGCTGAATTATGTAGAGATTATTTAAATATAACTTTCAATGGCACAAATTATACTGCACAAACAATTACAATAGTTTCAGTTTTAACATCACACGCTTCAACGGATGGTTCTGGTACAGCATTAACAACAGATACGTTTCCAAGTAGTGGAACAGATATAGGTTACGATGGTTATGGTACGTTTATGGAGGGTTCAAATCCAACAGTTCCTTTTGGCTCAAGACCAACTTGGCTTTTGAGTGGAGATCCTAATTCAAAAATAGCAAGTAATGAATACTATATTTATGTGCCTAACAATACATCTGGTTCAGTTCCTTATATAATTGCTAACGAAACAATGGGCTATGAAAGTTATGGAGCTACAGCTTTAGATATTGTAGGAAGTCCTGCAGGTGTTAAAATGAATATAACAAGAGTTGATTGTACTAAATATGGTGATGGTCATAAAATTACATTTGTAAATAAATTTGGAGCATTACAAGATTTATGGTTTTTCTTGAAAATAGTTAATACAACAACTAAAAAACAAGAAAGATTTCAAAGAAGTATATTAACTGGAAGTGGTGCATATGATGTTAATGATCATATGAAAACAGATTTTAATACTGTAGCTAATCAAACTATGACATTAAGTTCTGGGTATTATCCTGAATGGGCAAGTCAATGGTTTGAACAACTATTATTATCAGAACAAGTATGGTTAACAAGAACAGATCCATTTGATGGTAGTAACAGCGAAACGGTACCTGTCAATGTTATTAAAAACAGTATGGTACAAAAAACATCAGTAAACAATAAATTAATAGATTATACATTTGAATTTCAAATGGCAGCAGATTATATAAACAATGTTAGATAATGCAAAAATTACAACTATATATTGGTAATGAAAGAATTGATTTATTTAAAGATGAACAAGTGTCGTTCAATCAATCTATACAAAACATTAAAGATCCTGCTAAAATATTTACAGAATTCACACAAACGTTTACAGTTCCTGCTAGTAAAAATAATAATAAAATATTTCAACATTATTACAACTATGATATTGTAAATGGATTTGATGCAAGAAATAAAGTAGATGGCAGAATAGAATTAAATAACATAGCTTTTAAACAAGGTTATATAAGACTTGAAGGTGTAGATCTTAAATTGAATAAAGCATATGCGTATCGAATTACATTTTTTGGTGAGACTGTAAATATAAAAGACTTATTAAGAGATACTAAATTAGCTGCATTAGGAGATTTAGACCAATACAATTTAAATTATGATTCAGCAACAGTAAAAGCTAGATTACAAAGTTCATCCGGGCCAATATTATGCCCTTTAATTACATCAGGAGCAAGTGGCGAAGAATCAAGATTGTTTTATAATAGTAATAATTCAGCACATACAGACGATACAGGTAATTTATATCATCACACTGGAAGTAGTAATAATCACGGTGTATTATATTCAGATTTAAAATATGCTATTAGATTATACGAAATAATAGAAGCAATTACAGCAAGTTATCCAGCATTAGTTTTTACAGATGATTTTTTTAGCACAAGTAATGCAGAATTTTATAATTTACATATGTGGTTACATCGTAAAAAAGGTAGTGTAGCTCCTGCTTCACAAGTAGAATTATTTCCAACATTAGTAGATGGTTTTGGTTTACCTCAACAATATACAACTATGTTAAATGGTAGTGCATTAGAAGTTTATTCATCTTGTAATCCATATAATAATGCAAGTTGTCCTAATACGAGTTTACCATCTGTCATACAACAATTAACATTAGAACCTGCAAATACAAGTACGACTTATGATGTAATTATAAATCGAAACGGTACTGTATGGTTTACCGATTCAAATGTTTCTGGTGATCAACAATATGATGAGGGAGATATGGGTTTTATGGACGAAGCTAGTTATACTATTATTATAAGAACTGCTACAAACCTTGATTTTGATTTAGTCAGATGGGAATTGGCTGGTTATTTAACAGTTGGTGGATGGTCTGAAACGTATAGTACAACTAATTTCACAGCTTCAGCTACATTTCAATTTGTAATTACAGAGCAAATACCTGATATGAAAATAATTGATTTTTTAACAGGTTTATTTAAGATGTTTAATTTGACAGCTTATTATGTTAGTAATAGACAAGATGCAGATTATGGTAAAATTAAAGTGCAAAAGTTAGATGAATTTTATATAGCAGGAACAAGTTATGATATAAGCCAATATATAGATTTAAAATCAAGCAAAGTAAATGTAGCGTTACCATATAGAGAAATAGAATTTGGTTATGAAGGAACTGGTACATTACTTGCTTTACAATACGAACAATTGCAAGGTAAAACTTGGGGATCAGAACAATTTTCTGGAAATGCTACTGTAGGTAATAATTTTGATGGCCCAAATCCTATATATAAAGTAACATTACCTTTTGAACATATGCAAATGGAACGTTTAGTTGACGTAAATCCAAATTTATCTTCACCTCAGAAAACAATACAATATGGATATTTTGTTGATGACAATTTAGAAGCATATATTGGTAAACCTTTAATATTTTATCCATACAAAATTACAAATGGAACACAAATTTCATTCAGAGATAGTAAAACAAGTCAATCACCATTGACTACATATTATATACCGAGCAATAGTTTAAGTATTATATCTTCAATAAGTAGAAAAAATATAAACTTTTATTTAGAAGTAAATGAATATACCTTAAATACAAATTTTACAGGAACTTTATTTGAAGAAAATTATTTACAATATATACAAGACATATTTAATAGTAAAAGAAGATTGACAAAATTAAAAGCATATTTGCCATTAAAAATTATTTACAATTTAAATATGAATGATAATGTTGTAATTAATAATCAAAATTATATAATAAATAATTTAACTACTAATTTAATAACAGGAGAAAGTAATTTAGAAATATTAAATAAAGAACCACAATCATCTTTTTTAACATTAGCATCTGTAACAACATCTGGTGGTAGTCCAATAAATTATTATTATGATGCGTTAATAGGTAGTGCAGAAAATTTAGCACTAGGAGATGTTTTATATACAAACACATCTTTGACTACAACTTTAGCAGCAGGTACTTATTATCAAACAACTTTAGTTAATGATAGTGAGCATTTTTGTTATGTTTCAAATCCTTGTGCCGATACTCAAATAACAGTAAATTCATCAGGTGTTATAACATTTTTAGCTTGTGACTTTTGCCCATAAAATAAAATTATGATAAAAAATATATTAGAGTTATTAAAATACACAAACGGTGAAACGGAAAACATCCGTATAGCGACAGGTAAGAACAAATTACCTGAAACGATCAAAGAAGGTATAAAACAAATTAAAAAACAAATTAGCTATGCCAATAACTAAAACAATAATAATTGATGCGAATACTAAAAACGCACAAAAGGAATTAGATCAAATAAATGCTATGCTTGAACAGCAAGATGAAAATCTTGACAAGCTGGAAAAAACGTTGCGTGATTACGAAAAACAATTAGATAAAACCAATAGCAGGGATTTAAACAAACGTAAACAAATCCAAGAATCAATTAATAAAACAAAAAAATTAATAAAAGAAGAAAAACAAGATATAAAAGAAAACACCAAAGCAAGAAAAAAAGCTAATCAAGCGCTTGACGAAGCAAAAGAAAATGCTGGTGATTTATCTGGTGTTATGCAATTAGCTGACAAAGCTACTGGTGGTTTAGCAAGTTCGTTATTAAATGTATCAAAAGGAACAGAAGGTGTTGTAAAAGGCGCTAAATCAATGAAAATAGCATTAGCTGCCACAGGAATTGGATTACTTGTCATAGCAATTGGATCATTAGCAACCGCTTTTTCAAGTTCAGAAGAAGGTCAAAATAAATTTGCTAAAATAATGACTAAAATTGGTGTCATAGTTGGCAATGTAACTGATATTGTAGCTGATTTTGGAATGGGTATTTTTAATGCTGGTAAAGCAATGGCAAAATTAATTACAGGAGACTTTGCAGGAGCTACAGTTGCGTTTGCAGAAATGACAATAAACATAAACGAAGCTACTGATGGTATAAAAAACTTTGGAGAAGAAACAGCCAAAGAAATGAAACTTGCAGGCCAATTAGCAGATCAACGTGCTAAAGCAGATAAAATTGATCGTGATTTATTATTAGAACGAGCTGAAGCAAATCGAAGGTTTAACGAATTAAGAGAAAAAGCTGCTGACAAAGAAAACGTTAGTATCGAAGATCGTATAGCTGCATTAAAAGAAGCTGGTCGTATTGATGAAGAAATTACCAAAAAAGAAATAGAAGCTGCACGATTACGTTTTGAAGCAAAAAAATTAGAAAATTCATTGTCAAAATCAACCAAAGAAGATCTTGACGAACAAGCAAAATTAGAAGCTGAATTAATTAATTTAGAAACAGCAAGATTAAAAAAAGCTAAAACATTAACAGCTGAAATAACAACTAATTTACGTGAAGCAGAATCAGAACGTAAAGCTGCAGTTGCTAAAGAAAAAGCAGATCAAAAAGTCATTGATGACGAAAAAATTAAAAAAGAAAAAGAATTAGCGACATTAAAAAAACAAATTAGAGACGCAGAAGCAGTAAGCGAAGATGATGCACGTGCTTTAAAATTGCAAAAAATAGATGAATATTATCAAACATTAATTGACAAAGCTACAGCAGCTGGTATTGCTACAGATGATTTACAAGCTGCACGAGATGAAAAGAAAAACGCACAACAAGCTGAATTTGACACAAAAGATGATGAACGTAAACAAAAAATAATTGACGATGCACAAGCACAAGCAGACGAATTAAAAGCAATCGAAGATCAAAAAAAAGCACAACAAATGGCAACATTCGACAATGCAGTTGCTTTGGCTGGCGAAGAAACAAAACTTGGAAAAGCATTATTATTAGCTAAACAAATTATGTTAGCAAAAGAATTTATAATAAACGCAAAAGAACAAATGTTAGCAGCTAAAACAGCTGTAACAAAAGCAACGGTTAATGCCGCTGAAGCATCAACTGAAACAACAAGCTCAGTTGCAAAAGCAGCTAATACTGCACCACCACCATTTAATATTCCGTTTATATTAACTGCAATAGCTACAGGAGCCAGTGTTTTAAGTGCTGTTAAATCAGCAGTGGGTGCTACAAAAAGTGCAGCTGCTTCAGTTGGAGGATCAGGCGGAGGATCAGTTTCAACACCAACACCAATAACACCAGCGTCAGCTCCCCCAGCATTTAATGTCGTAGGTCAAGGTGCTACAAGTCAATTAGCAGAAGCAATTGGTGGACAAGCTCCAACACGTGCATACGTTGTTAGTAATGATGTTACAACAGCACAAGGTTTAGAACGTAACATTGTTGAAGGTGCTACTATATAAATGCAAAATATTAATTTAAAAACGTTATATAAAATATGAAAATAGTCGAATTAGTATTAGATGAAACGCAAGAAGATTCTGGAATAGAAGCGATTTCAATAGTCGAAAATCCTGCAATAGAAGAAGATTTCATAGCTTTAAAAAGTAATGAAATTAAATTAGCAGAAATATCAAAAGATAAAAAAATATTAATGGGAGCTTTGTTAATACCAAACAAACCTATATATCGAAATAATGGTGAAGATGAATATTATATATACTTTTCCAAAGATACGGTGTTAAAAGCGTCCCAAATGTATTTAACCAAAGGAAATCAAAATAATTCAACATTAGAACACGCACACGAATTATCAGGGTTGAGTTTAGTCGAGTCTTGGTTAGTAGAAGACAAAGTACACGATAAATCAAGAAAATACGGTATGGACGTTCCTATTGGCACTTGGATGGGTGCAGTCAAAGTAAATAATGACGAAGTATGGAACGATTACGTAAAAACTGGTAAAGTTAAAGGATTTTCAATTGAAGGATATTTTGCAGACAAAATGGAACGTCCTAAAGATGCTATAGGATTATCAGAAAATAAAGACGCTGATCAATTAATAAATAAAATTAAAAGTATTTTAATAAATGAATAAATCACAAAGAAATTTTTTCCCAGGATTAGCAAGTCCAAAAAATTCAAGACGTGGTTGTTTATGTAAAGATAAAAATACATATTCTAGAAAATGCTGTGATGGTAGTTTATGGGCTCAAGGAATTGGTCCAATATCAAGAACTATTTGAAAATGCAAAAAAATAAATTAATAACGTTATATATATAATTATGAAATCAACTGAAATGTTAAACCAAATCAAGACACTTTTAAACATAGAAGTAAAGCTTGAAGAACAAAAACTTGAAAACGGAACTCGTGTTGAATCTGAATCATTTGAAAAAGGTAAAGAAATTTTTATTCTTACTGATGATGAAAAAGTTGCAATGCCCGTCGGAGAATATTTACTCGAGGACGGAAGATTAATCGTTGTAGCTGAAGAAGGTATTATTGACGATGTTCGTGAAGTATCAGACGAAGTCCCACAAAAAGAAGAAGAATCAAAAGACGAAACAGAAGATCTAGAATACAAAGACGAAGAAATGGAAGACGATGGAAAAGAAGCTGATGTTGAAGATTGGGCAGGAATGGAAAAAAGAATTAAAAATCTTGAAGACGCTATTTCTGATTTAAAATCTAAAATCGGTGAAAAAAATATGGAAGAAGAAGAAGTTGAAATGGAACAAGAAGATGTTTCAAGACAACCAAAATCAAGAACCGTAAAAGAAGAATTTAACGAAGAATTAAAAGAAGAATTATCAAAACCTGCAGCTGCTCCAATAAAGCACAATCCAGAATCTGGTAATATGAAAAAAGAAAATTTTAGAATTGCTCCAAATAGAAAGCCTTCTACAATGGATTATATATTAAATCAATTAAATAAATAAAAATAAAAAATTATGCCACAACCAACGATTACATCTACATATTCGGGAGAATTTGCAGGTAAGTTTATAGCTGCTGCTTTATTAAGCGGAAACACTTTAAGTCAAGGTGCAATTGAAATTAAACCAAATATTAAATTTAAAGAAGTTATTAAAAAAGTAGCTACTTCAGGATTAATAGGCGATGAATCTTGTGACTTTACAAACGCAGGAACAGTTACATTAACTGAAAGAATTATTCAACCAGACAATTTTCAAGTAAACCTTGAATTATGTAAAACACCATTTGAATCAGATTGGGGTGCAGTATCAATGGGCTATTCAGCTTTTGACAACTTGCCACCTGATTTTTCAAGTTTTTTAATAGCACACGTTGCTGAACAAGTTGCTGCTTCGACAGAATCAAATATTTGGCAAGGTAACCTTGGTGGTGCTCAAGCTGGTGAGTTTAACGGATTCACAACTTTAGCTGCTGCTGATGCTGACGTTATTGACGTTGCTGCTGTAGGTGGAGGTGTTAATTCTGGAAATGTAATTGCTGAATTAGGTAAAGTAGTTGATGCTATACCAAGCACATTATACGGAAAAGATGATTTATTCATTTATGTATCTCAAAACGTAGCAAAAGCATACGTTAGAGCACTTGGTGGATATTCTGCTATAACTGACGCTCAAGGCGGAGGAGTTGCAAACGGTATCGATAACAGAGGAACATTATGGTACGGAGGAAACGAAAACCTTTCTATCGATGGAGTTAAAATATTTGTCGCTAACGGATTACCAAACAATTATATGTTTGCTGCACAAAGATCTAACCTTTACTTTGGTACTGGATTAATGTCAGATTACAATTTAGTAAAATTAATTGATATGGCAGATATTGATGGTAGTAAAAACGTA